AATGTGTCTCCGCTAGTAACGCCTGTAGTTGGACTATATCCAGGAATTTCGTTTCTACTTACAACACTTTCAAGTTCACTTGATACTTTTTGAGGATCAAGAAAAACTTTGCCAGGCTCTTGCATCATTTCTGGTATTTCTTTTTCTATATTTTTCTTTGTTGGTAATTTTGAACCAACGTATTTAAGAGGTGATAAAAGAGTATCAACCGCTGGGCCAACACCTAAAACTTCACTACCTACTTTTGCTCTTTGTATAAAAGGATCATCTGTTTCTTTAACTTTTGTAGGGCCTCCAAGCAAATTACCTAGCGACTGAGTTTCGCCTGGTACACTTACAGCTACATCTGATGCAGCAGATCCAAGCAACCCAGAAATATAATTTACAAATTTCGGAACTTTAGGAATATTGCTTGCTATTTTATAAGCACCCATGCCTGGTACTGCATATTGCCCTATTGTACCAACAACATCTGAACCATACGCACCTCCCTTAACAACTGGGATGGTTTTTCTAACAGACTCTGCTATGTTTGCTGATCCTTCAGAACCAGGAAGTCCTGTATAAGCATAAGCGTCAAATGGCAAAGAACCAACGCCCCTAAGAATACCAGATGCTGCTTTTAATCCAGCGTCTCTAGGAAGGTTTGCTGAATTACGATTGATGTTAATAAAATTTTGACCAGACGCATCAGTTCCAAATATTTGATTTTGAACTTTTGGGGTTGAAGTTGGGGGTGGTATTTTTAATTTATTTTTTTCTTCTGCTAAAACTTTAATTTTTATTAAGTTTTCTTCAGATGGTTTACCATCGCCATATAAAGCTACAATAGCTTTATCAATTTTATCTATTTTTGCTTGATTGGCATTTGCCATTTTATAGTAATCCGTCTCGCTCTAACTCTTCTAATATACTTTCTGCTGATTGAGTGTTTTCTGAACTAGAATAATATCCAAATTTAGGCAAGGTTTCAAAATTCTTTATAGTAGTAAGAACTTTTTTATTGTTTCCATACATTAATTTTTGTTTATCTAAAAATACATTATATTCTCTAGTTCTATTTTCTACTAATTTATTAAATGTTGCTAATCTCTTTTTAGCATTGCCTCCTTCGCCTCCTAACATTACTACAGCTGCCTCTATATCTCTATCAGTTAATCTTGCGTTTGGATCAACATTTTTTGCCAATCCGTAAGCTAACTGCATAACAAGCGATGCTCCAATTCCTCTGTCAGCAGATATTTTATCTAAAACATCCTTATGTTCATTTTGTATATCATTAATTTGTTCAGCATAACCCTGTGGATCATTTTGTTGAAAATTAAGCAATCTTCCAGCAGACTTAAATTGATAAATACCGCTATTTAAAACATCTGCAACTTTACCAGCAAATGTTATAGAATCTTCTCCCTCAACTATAAGTTTTCCTAGATCGTTAATAAGATTAATTTCATTAGTAAAACTTTCCCATTTATTAGATATTGCATCACTAGCATTCGTTGGAGCTTTAAATCCTGATGATGGGCCAGAACCAACTGTTACAAAACCTTGTTTGTTTAATTGTGTTATTAAATCAGGCTTATCATTTAGATCCCAATTAGTAATAACTTGATTGATAGGGTTGCCATCAGAATCAAGAAAAGGAACAACTTTTTGCTGTCCATATAATTTTGTTTTTAAAACATTTAGTTCAGTTCTTTCTTGATCGCTTAAAGTTGGTTTATTATTTAATTCAACCAGTCTTGTTGTTAATCTTTCTGTTTCGGTGTTTTTAGTTGTTGGCAAATTTACGCCTGGGAATAATGTATTTAATTGAATTGCGTTTTTGTACTGAGGATTGTTTTTTACAAATTCATCTTGTTGCGTTTTTAGTAATGCCTCTTTCTGTTTTTGTTCAAACAATGCTTTTCGTTGAGCAATTCTGTTAGCGATAACATTACCAGCACCTACATTGCCTGACTTGTTTGCATTAATCATGCGAAAAGTATCAGCTAAGTTTTGTAACTTCATACTTTGGTCTGCTCTTTTTCTTCGTTCTTGTTCTTCATTAATCTTGTTTTGATTGTTTTGATTAATAGCTTGTTGAATTTGATCTTGATCGATGTTGAACAAATTTGGAGTACTGTCGTATGTTATAGGCATAGACGCTGTACCTGGAACTGTAGATTGAAATAAGTTTGGGATATTATTATTTATTGCCATAATTATCCTGTGGTTGGGAAAAATCCTTTAACAGTATTGTATAATTCTAACCCATCACCAATTCTACCAAGCATACCTTGTTTATTTGATGTGCCTTGAATCTCACTTGGAGTCATACCAAAGACAGCTCCTTGCAATAAACCAAGTTGTTGAGGCCCATAACCTAATGCTCGCATAAACTCGTTGTAACCAGCATCCATTCCTGCTTGTTGTAGTCCTTGTTGTTGAGAGCCGATACCAGATAAGAAACCAAGGTTTCTGTATTGATCGCCTAGTAATCCTGATTGTATGCCACTTCTAAAGTTTCTGTCTTGCATGGCTGCGTTAAGAGAGTTGTTATAACCAGACTGTCTAAGATTGCTTGATGTTCTAGCTGCTGCATCAGCAAAGTTTCTATTTGTTTCAGCCTCTAATAAAGCAGAACGAGATCCACCAAAAGCACCAGCACCGATAGCTCGGTCTTGATCGCTTTGTAATCTAATTTGTCTTGCTCTATCTAAATCAGCTAATGATTGGTCAATGACTTGTGTGTTGTAAGGATTTTGAAATGATTGAATGTCTAATGGTTGTGTACCCATGTCAGATAATAACCCTCTTGGGTTATAAGACATAGAATCTTGAAACGAACTTCTTGTTGCGTCAAAACCTTGTAATTGATCAGGATTAAATCCTGCTACTCTTGCACCTGTATAGGGTACAAAAGGCTGTCCTGCTATGCCCTTAGCTCTATTGTATAAGTCATCGTATCGAGCTTGTGTTGCTGGATCAACTTGATTAGTAACAGTTTGTTTATCGCCACTACCTTTTGATGCGCCATATAAACCTACTGCTGCTGGTATAATTGTTTCTAAACCCATAATTATAATTCCTTCTTGACCATATATTCTTGTTCAAAGCCAAGATGTTGTAGTTTTCTTAGCCAACCCTTACGACCACCGCCAGTAAGGTACTTGCACTCATGTTCTTTTGCAAATAGCTCTATGCTTTTAAGCATTTCTTCTAGTTCGTTGTAGTCTCCGCCACATAGAAATAAGTTTAAAACTCTATATTTAGGAAATTCACCAAAGCTAGATACATAAAAAGCATCTTTACCAGACCAAATGTGAAAAAGTCCTTGTCTGATTTTTTCTTTAATATCACTTAGATTATACCTATCTTGATACTTTAATGCACTAATAATATGTGGCTCAAGCCTATCAAACTCTACTTCCCAGTCTTCCTTACGCAACTTGGGTGGTAGAGAGGTTTCCGCTATTGTCGACTGTGATTTTATACTTAGTTCCATTTGGACTCACTAAGACGACTTCTGTTTGATCGCCACCATTGGCTTCAATGCGTTCGCCTTTTTTAAAAGCTAAACCATCTCGGTATTCTATTTCTGTTACCAGATAGCTTTGGTATGAAGCATCATAATTTTCACCAGGCTTAGTTAAGGCTCTTCTTGCCATTACCTACGCCCTCTGTTGCGTAAATTAAGTCTTATATTACCAACTTTAAAATCTTGTGTGGTAGTTCCTGTAACTGTCATAGATACTTGTCTACCTGTAAATCTTGCGTCTGTGTAGCCATCACTTTCAAAAGTAAATGATCCAAAGTCTTGTTCAGCTCCCAATGGAGTAAATCGACCTTTGAAACTAATCGTTACACCAGGCAATGTATTGGCTTCTTCATCAGGAATAATCTGATTACATTGCACATAGTTATCGCCATTGCCTATTTCTATTGGCCCACTCTTTGCAAACGGAACAGCAGAACCAATGTTTGTTGAGTTACTTAATGTTGTACTTTCGTGTTGATAAACAAATCCTGCTGCATCACAAGCAATCGGAAAGTCAAATACACCTTGGTCAATCCAACAACCTCTGTCCATAGTTCCTATAGACCAAGTATTCTCTGCGTAGTTCCATATAACATACTTATCATTCGTTTAGAAAGAAGTTGGAAAGAACCACCAAATTTCATTAAAGTTTGAGTTATGTCCACCACATGAAACCCTACGGAAGTTATATTGTAAGTTGTCATACACAAAATCATGGGTTTCGCATGGTATCTCTCTAACATTACCATCGTAAATAAAGAAAGCATTTTCACCCATCCATGCCAAGAAGTTACCAGCCGAAACAACTGTTCTTGGGCCTGTAACTCGACAGTTTGTTCCAGCATCTTGAATACCATAAATAAAAGGTGATCCAGCGTAATAGACTCTAGCAATACCTGTATCGGTAAAGATTACTATGTCTGTTTGCCATTTAATACCACTTAGGATTTTACCGCCTGTTGGTATTTGTAAATCACCAGCAGTATTAGTAGATGCTGCTGTCCATGTTGTAGTAGTTTCTCTTGATGACCAAGCAATCTTTCTTGGATCGCCACTTGCACCTAATGCGATAACGTGTCGTTCATTACTAACCAATACACCAGCACAATTAATTGGAGCATTAGTTAGAACAATACCTGTTGCATCGGGTGAGCCTGAACCTGAGTCTGGCCTCCATTTATAGATCTTGCCATCACTTGCACAGCAAAAGAGTAAGTGTTCACCAAAGTTATCAAAAGACCAAGACTGAGAATCAAAGAATAAACCTGATTGACTTCTTGCATCTCCGTAATCTTCTTTGCCATATTGATATGCACCAAAACCTAGCGCATCTTCTGATGCGTCAGTTACAAAACCTAATGGTGTAATGTCATACCAAGTATCATCAAATAAAACATAAATCTTTTGTCTTGTACCAACCGCTAAAACTCTTTTACCCGCATTTGTTTTATAGGCATACATCCCTGTTGGAGTGCCAGTAAGAGCTGTGTCTTTTAGTTTTTCCCAACCACCGATAGGCTTGAGTGAACCATTTTGGAAACGAATAAGATCGCTGTCTACCCAACGTCCTTTGTTTGAGTAATCAGTTCCGTTGGTTACGATTCCTGGTGGAGGTGTTACAGGCAATAACGCCATGTTTTACTCCTCTGGTGGAGTTGGCCATTCACCTAATGGTCGAACTGGTGGAGTTGCATCGTTGTATTCATACAAAGCTGCTAACTCATCAACTGTGGTACAAGCATCAATTTTGCTTTGCATATCTGCTGCTGTGCTTCTGACA